TCAGCGTGTTATAGGGACGCCCGAGCCGATAGGCGATCTGTTCCGCCGACAGCCCTGACGGGGCGTGCTTGGCAAGCCGCTGGCAGACTGCCCCGATATTCGGAGTGCCTTCTTTCATGCCAAACTCTCCTTTCCGTTTGCGTGATTCCGGTGGGATACCGGGTTATCCTCAAATCAGGCACACACTGCCGGGTGCGGGTTCAGAACTGGAATCTTCCGGGAGGGGCCACGCTTCTTATCCTCAGCGCGGGGCAAGAGTTCCGGGGGGATTCCAAGCAAGACAAGCTGGCGGTGCCAATGTGTCGGGATAGTTTCGCAAAGTACGAGATACCTGCGAGTCAGAGTCATGCTCACCCCAAGCTGTTCAGCGACATAGCGGATGGTCACATTATGTTCGTCCATCCAAGCCTTTAAGGACGCGACCCGATCTACCATTGTAGTCATACTCACTTCCTGATAGTTTGGTGCTGGTGTTTGGTGTTGGTGTTAAGTTTTCTTGTTTTATATTCAAAAAAATTGAATATGTCAATCTGTTTTCAATTTTTTTGGTTCTTAGAAATATGAAATTATTTGAAAGAATTAGATATATTTCTACTACGCAAGGCATCCCTCTATACAGAATAGCTGAATATTTGGGGGAATCTCCATCTAAGTTTAATCAGTGGCTCAATGAAAAGAGCCAAAAAAACATATGGGAACATCTTCCTAAAATTATTGAACTTTTTCCAAATATTCGACGTGAATGGCTTTACATGGGTGATGAACCTATGCTCAAGGACGGCTCTACCAGTAGCGAGCCTTCTCATATCGCGGCTGCACCCGAACAGCGGCTAGCCACAGAAGACCAAATGATCCAGCTTGAACGCGAAAATGCACAACTTAGAGAACTTCTTGAGGCCAAAAACGAACTCCTAGCCTCTAAAGACAAAATCATCGCGTTGCATGAAGAAAACAAACGCTTGGCCGAGTCGGTGAGCGCCGTGGTGACGCCCACCGAGACTCGCCGGGACAATCCTCAACATGCCACCTCGGACAGACCTGCGAGTGGTGCTACCGACTGTGGCATGTAGGATTATATCAATGAAAGAATTGCAAATAAGGTAGACAACAAAAAGAAATTAACCAAAATGAATCTCTAAATGTATTTTAATTTAGTGCTCTAACTTAGAGAGGGACATAGAATGATTGAAAAAACTCCATTAGAATTGCAGATTGAGCATTATCGTAAGGAAATCCACTCTGACTCTTATCCTATGTCAATAGGGGAAGCTGTCAGCATGTACAAAAATGGTGATCTGGAAATCCACCCTGAGTTTCAACGATTTTTTCGTTGGAATTCCACTCAAAAATCAAGATTTATAGAATCAATATTATTAGGAATACCAGTTCCTTCCTTTTTTGTCTCTCAAAGGGAAGATGGTGTATGGGATTTGATTGACGGATTGCAAAGATTTTCAACAATTCTCCAATTTATCGGAGAATTAAATGATGAAAATGGAGAAAAAATAAATCCTTTACCACTAGTTAAATCAGTTTACCTTACAGAACTTGAAGGTGTTTATTGGGCAAATGATAAACAATTTACACCTGCTCTAAAAAGAGATTTTAAAAGAGAAAAAATAGACTTTAAAATAATAAAAAAAGAGAGTAGCTATGATACTAAATATGAACTTTTTAACAGATTAAATACTGGTGGATCTTCATTATCTGATCAGGAAGTCAGAAATTGTCTGCTTATACTAACAAATAAAAAATTCTATGACTGGATCATAGAACTTTCTGAATATGATTATTTTAAATTAACTACTATATTGAGTGAAGATCAATTATCAAAAAGATATGATTTAGAATTAATAATACGCTTTTTTGCTTGTACTCAATTAATTGGAACTCAATCAACACCAAGTGATATAGGAGATCTCAATAAATTTCTTGATAATGCTGCGCTTAGTATGGCTAAAGATAGTAATTTTTCATATGATGATCAAAAACAAAAATTTGAAGACACCTTTCGCGTTATATATAATGCTGTAGAAGAAAATGCTTTTAAAAAATACAGCGCTCATGAAACTAAATTCAAAGGTGCTTTTTCAATAGCACTATTTGAAGCAGTTACTATTGGCATTTACTCCAATCTTCAATATTATATTAATGAATGTAGCCCTGAAAATTTAGAAAGAAAGATAAAAGAACTTTCAACTAATCGTTTATTTACTAGCAAAACAGGCTCTGGTATCAGAGGAAACTCTCGTATTGCTACTACAATTCCTATTGCTGTAGATTTTTTTGCAAATGAATAATTCAAAACTTGAATATTTTATTGACTATCTTGATAGGGAATGGAGTTGGAGACGCAAAGAAGTTACATCCTACGACCAACTATTAGCATTTGCAGAAGACTATCAAAAGCCTATTCTTCAAAGGGCAAGTATTCCCTTTTTGTATAGTCACTGGGAAGGATTTGTAAAAGCTTCTTCACGGAAGCTTCTTAAGAGCTATAGCAATCATAAAATAAATAATGTCCCTAGACATATTGTACTTTCATTTCTTATGAAAGAATTTGAGTCCAGACAATGCAATAAAATGTATTTAAAAATTGCTGATACTTCTATTGAATGTTTATCAAATGAAAATATTGAAATATCAAAAAATATAAATGAGATAATAAATGTTCATTCAAATTTAGATTCTCAAGAACTAAAAAATATTTTAAAAATAACAGGAATAGATCATAATCCATTTTCTTTACGGGAAAAATTTATCGACTATTCACTACTTGGAAATAGAAATAAAATTGCACATGGTGAAGGTATAGCTATTTCATATGATGACTATTTGAAAATCAAAAGGGGAACTATAGAAATTATAGAATTATTTAAAGAAGAAATCACTAATATTGCTATTAAGTACAATAATATTTACAATTCATCCATGCGAGGAATTTCATTTAAATTCCTTTAAGAATACTGTACTTCTCCTCTATTTTTTTGCTGAATTCTAATTGGAAAAATTATTTTCACTTATATTCCTGCCACCACTTCCACGGCGGGGTCGGGTTCTTTCAGGACCACAGGCCCCGCCGCGCTTCTTTGGCGTCTTGTTCCAGCTTCTTTCAGCCTCCGCTCACCTATCAAGGGAGGAAAGGTGCTATCTCTTCCAAGAAGATATGCATTCAGCGTTTGACCTTGTGACTATAACGATTTTCTGATAATCTCATGCAAATATCGTTTGTTTGGTATTCGATTTTATGAGGAAAAACGGGAACAGGAAGAACGTCTGAAAGCATCATCCGCGTTTCTGAAAAACGAGAGGGGGAAGAAGGGGATGGCTCAAGATCCAAAAGCTGTTGGCGCGAAAATCAAGGCGCTGCGGGGAGATCGACTCCAATTTGTCGGAAAGGAAGTTGGGGCGTTGCCGGGAATATTGCATGATGGTGAAGACTTGCGTGCCATTGGTTCCGGCCTTATCGGCCCGAAAAACCACTTGCTTGTTGTCACCGACAAGCGTGTGCTTATTCTTTATAAAGGCAAGGATATTGAAGTCCAATCCTTTTCTCCCGAACAAGTCGGAGAATATTCTTTCCATAAGAACCTCCTCAGCAGCGATCTAACCGTCTTACTGGCAGGGAACACCGTAAAAATAGGCGGTCTGGACAAGGGGCATGCACAAGCAGCGGCAGCGGCACTCAAAGAACTTGCCGATGCGCTTCTTCCTGTGACCGAAGAAAACTCATCCGACGACACACTGACCCGCCTTGAGCGCATCACATCCTTGAGGGACAAAGGCGCCCTGACAGAAGAAGAGTTTGCAACGCAAAAAAAGATTATCCTGACGGGCGTTGCGCCCTCACGGAGTGACGCGGCCCAACCTGCCGTCCCGCCCGTACCAGAAAAAGAAAAGCCGAAAGAAAAGCAATCAGCGCAGGAGGAACCTCCCGCGCAACCGGATGTACAGGTCACTGCTCCTCAGACTGCCCCGGCATCTCCCCGAAAAAGTGGATGTCTCAAAAAGGTGGGATGGGGCATCCTTATCCTGCTGGTCATCTTGTATTTCTTAGGTAAATCCAACGAAAAGGACGCACAACCGCCAACCGGGACGACCGAACAACAAGCTCCGAAGCAGTCAGAACCTACCCTTTCCGCCGAACCTGCGAAAAAGGCCCCTGCCCCGGCGGCGACGGTCGCTGAATATGACCTGTTGCCCTATTCCTACCAAGGCCGTGAAGACATCTCGACGGCCAAGCGACGCCGCGGACGGGTATCTCTTGTCCTCAACGATACGGATGAAACAGTTTCGCGTGAAAAACTCGCCGCGACATGCATGGCTGCGGCAAAACACTACGCGAAGGAGTTCAACCTTCCGGTACTGGCCGTGATCCTCTATGACCAACCTGGGACGAACTGGGAACATGTGCAGCTTGCAAACTGTGACTATTCTCCAGACGGAGGGGGTTGGAGCGGAAGCCAGGGGTGGACGTGGGATCAGGTTATCGCCGCCGACAGAACGACGACGAAGACGGAAAGAGCCATAGGCCGACTCTGGACGCAGATGCGCGGGAAATATCAGTCCCCCGACGGAACGACAAATGAAGCGGCTTTGTCGAAGGCCATTGCCCAAAAACTCGGCATCAAAAGCAGCGAAGTACATTTGGCCTATCTTTTTCTTGAAGGTGTCCCTACCGACAAGCTGGAAGGCGTCCCCGCTCAGGGGCCGACAAAGCAGGCCGTCGTGGAGAGTAAAAGTGACCAGTGGTCAACGAAGACGCTCAAAGCGGAACTGCGCGATCTGCTGAACGAGTTTGACGGATTCAAAGACATGTCAATCTTTAAGCAATGCGTGTTCGGGTGCGGTTCAAAGAACCCTGCAACCGTTTGGAATGCGCGAAGGGAAGCCATCTACGCACAGATGACCCCAAAACTGGACGCCCCGATACAGCTTAAAGCAGCTTTCGGAGAAATCTGGCAAATGGGCTACGCTTATGGTCGTGGTGAAATGAAGGACTATAAGCGTATCCGAAAAGAAGTAGAAGCAGCACTCAAGGCAAAATAAACTCAGCGGGGAGACAATAGTTGCCCACGCTACTTCTGTTTCTGCCGCCACTTCCACGGCGGGGTCGGGGTCTTTCGGGACCAGAGGCCCCGCCGCGCTTCTTTGGCGTCCCGCTCCAGCTTCTTCCAGCCTTTGCAGAAAGGGGCGTTGCAGAAGGCCGGATACGCCCACGCCTGACCCGCTTCCAGCATGTCGGCATTGAGCACCCTGTCCGTGGCCACCAGCGCGACCGTGCGACCGTATTTGTCGGTGCTCATCTTGATCACCTCAACGCCCTGCCCCGGCCGCACGAGCGACAACAGGTGGTCGCGGGACTGCGGGCCGCCCTTCTGCTCCAGCTCCGGGGCGTCGATGCCGTAGAGACGGAGCTTTATCGGAACACGGACGTCGCCCATCGGCGCCACCGTCACCGTGTCCCCGTCATGCACGTCCAGTACGGTGGCCGACCACGCATGTGCAGAGAACGGGAATGCAAGGGCCACGATCAAAGGCATCATGCGAAACATGCTCACCTCACAAGCCCAAAATTCGGGAGCGGGAGGACTCACCTCCCGCTTGGATCCCCTCTCCATCTTTATAAGGCACTTTCCCCTAATAAAAAATCCATCTTATTCCCCTATTAACCCACCACATTTATTATGACTTAATTTTCGATTTTTATTTATCAAATATTCTTTAATTTTGATGGGGTTCAACAAAAAAATCTTCCAAAAAATTGAGTTTTGGTTGAAGCAAATTCTCTACTGTAGTCCAGTCTTGGCACGGAAAAGTATCAATCATCATACCATGCCCCCTAAAGGGTAAAAAAGCTTCATTATATTGGCAACAATAGCCAAGAGTTCTTTCAAAGCTAGAAAAGTATTGGTCCCTATCCTGCAACATTGCATATTTTATAAAAATATTGGCACAAAAAGACGGATCTGATAATCCAATATTTTTTAGTCTCTTATCAGCATTCTCTGCACTTTTGCAATCTCCTTCATTATGTCTTGACTCTTCGATATTATTCAGATCTAGAAAAAATTCTACGATTTTTCTTTTTCTATTCTGAACTTCAGATTGAATATTAAAAACCCTACTTTTATTCTCTATAATAATATGAAATGCTACAAAAATTTCTTCAAAAGATAAGTTTTTATAGACCCGTAAGAAAACAGAAAAACGCTCTAAATCTTGAAGGAGTAAACGTAAAGATTTTCCTTCAAATAAAGAAGGTTCAGCTGTTAGCAATTCTGGTAGACCTATTTGTGTTTTATCAGAGTAAGTACCGTTATACTGTGTCAATTCATCCATTTCTTGAAGATATATTTCCACAAAGGATTTGATGTCCGGTGACGGCAGTGAGTAGTAGACATCAAAAAATTTACCTAAATAATCAATTCTGGGATCTGTACTTTCTTTTTTAATTTTTTCAGCTTCCCAAGGATCCTTTTTCAGACCAAATGTATGCTCGACCTGCAAAAGCAATTGGGTTGCATCCACAGCCAGCAAAAAAACAATTCCCGGAATTTGAAACAGATGCTTGATACATTCAAGCAACCTAATAGTGTATTCTGGACGACAACGATCCAATTCATCTATCATAATGAACAAAGGGAAATTACTACCTTTCTTGAAATGAAGGTCTGCTATTGATTTCAATTCATTCTGAAAATTTTTATTTTCTTCTGCATTTTTCTTAATAAAATCAATGATATTTGCTCCTACTTCAAGAGTTGCTCCAGTCATACCTCCATCAATTGCTGTAATTACCTTTGCGATGTTTTTGCTGATGAAAGGAACAAATTTCCAAAGAGCTTGCCAACTGTTCTTATCTTCATCTCCTAGCTGTTCTTGGACAGTGACCATCAAACTAGCCAGAGGATCATCTACTATATCATTTTTCCATGCGTTGAAGTACACACAGGTTTTCCCCTGTGCACTCAAATCACGCTTCCATGCACGGAGAAAAAAAGTTTTCCCGCTACCCCAAGGAGATGTAAGCCCAATAACATATGGGCCACGAGTATTTTGAATCAACGTTGTCAAACGCTTCGCATAGGATTCGCGCTTAAGTTTATCATTACCCCATGACGCCTCTTGCTCATCTTCTCCTAACCGACTACATCCCATCGAACAAATATTCTCTTGGCTCATACATCCTCTCTTATGGTCTTTTGCATATGACTCTAATAAAATCCTGTAGAACAAACAACGTCCTGAAGGGAAAAACTCGTACCCCCCAAATGAGAACTCTAACTTTCCTAACATTATTACTAACATAGAAAATGCCCCCGGAGTTCTCCGAGGGCGTTTGTTTAGTCATGAGGGGGAAGAATCTCCCTCTTTGCCAGCGCATCAACCCGTTACATATACGCCTGTGCAGCCTTGGCGATGAGCGCCGAGCGGGTCATTCCCCGGGCGCTGGCCTTGCGGTCCAGCCCCTCCAGCACGCACTTGGGGAGGCTGATGTTGATGCGCACCGGGGTCATATCCATATCGGGCGCGCCGAAAAGCTGGAACAGCGGGGGCCGGGAAGCGTCCACGGTTTCGTCCTCAAGCTCCTTCTGCGCTACGGCCTGTACCTGTTCCAGCGTCGACGGCGCGGGAAGCTGGCGGCGGGCCTTCGCGTATTCCTCGACGGTGATGGAAAGGGCGTCCTGCGCCATGACCATGCACTCGTCAACCGTTTCCCCCTCCGACGCGATTTCAGGGAAGTCCGGGAAGAAGATGGCGTACCCTCCCTCGCGCACGGGGAGGAAAATAGAGAAGTAGTAAGTCATATATGCCCTCCTGCGGGGAGGATTCCCTCCCCGCGCCTTTGGGTTATCGCAGCTTGACGCCCGTTTGCTTTTCGATTTCCTTCACGGTTCGTTCGGGGATTTCCGTGTGTCTGCCGACTGCGGATACGTACCGCCCGTTCTTGTCGTAGACCCGTGTGTGGTTGCCGCCCTCCTGAACCGTAAATCCTGCCTCAGCCAGCTTTTTCAGGATGTCCTTCCGTTTCATGGCCCCTTCCTGTTATAAAGAATATACACATTTTACTACACATTGTAAACAGTTTTGTGTATAAAATTACACAAAAGATTCAAGCCATATGGATTTTCCGATAATCCGCAAAAGCCTTCTTCCCGGCCTCGGCTACGTCGAGGATGCCGGCAGCGATGTACGCCTCGGCAAGCCACGGGGCTTCCTCCGTTTCCGAGCGTACCCGTCCGATGATTCCCATGCAGCAGCCGCGCATGGCTTCCAGCGCGGCTTCGCGGGCTTCACGCTCCGCGTTGTTGATCTCCGGGACCAGTATGATGAAGACGGATATGGCCTTTTCGCAAAATGCTTCGGTGAACTGTTCCATAGCTGACATGACTTGGCTCCTTCTCGGGCTGAGGGTTCGGGCCCCCGGTGGCACGGGGGCCGATGATGGTTAAAACGCCTTGCGTGCGGTGGCCCGCCCGCTGCTGTCCCGAGTGCGGAGAAGGCTGTCATGCTTCCCACGGGAACAGGTGGTTCCGGTGATGCCGGTAAGCCGCGCATACCGCTTGGCAGCACGGTTGAGGTAATCAAGCAGCATTTCATTAACGTCCGACTTGTCATCAAAGATGGCCTTGCGGAGCCTCCGCATGTTCGCGCCCATCTTCGCATATCCACCATCCAAAATCATATCCAGCACCCTCTGAGCTTCATCCATGTCCTTTTTGGCTGCTTGAGGCCAGCGTTCGTCAAACTCGGCGAGAAGCTCGGAAACGGGGAGGCTGTTGTAAGCGATGTCGGTGTGCATGGGATTCTCCTTTTTAAGTAAGTTATTGAAATCGCATGAATTATTAGTACCATAGTACCCTCGGTTGTAAAGAAAAAAAGCCTGTTTTTTCAATGAAATACATAAAAAAGCCCCACCATTTCGGCGGGGCTTCTCGCTATCCTCTGCACACCTTTCGCCATCTTGCCGCGTGCTCTCTTCCAAAGCTCCCTTCCGGGTAAAGCTCCTCAACGGGGGAAAGCCGATCCAAGATGTGCGGAGGGCACGAGCGGGCAAAGGGGCCAAGGCCCTCCTCGATTATCATGTAGCGGAACTTGCTCGGAGACTCGCTGTAGAGCGCCACCATAGCTACGGTCTTTCCTTCCCATTCGCCCGATGCGTAGCGGACGGCGAGGTAGACGGCCTCCTCTCCCCTGTTCCGTGAAGCATCCTCAACGACAAATCCGGGGCCAAGCTCGTGGGCAAAAAACGCCTTGTCGTCCTCGCCCGGCTTCCGGTGCAGCTCTATCCAGCCCATGCTACTTCGCCTCCTTCGGTTCCCATTCCAGTTCGTAGGGAGGGTATACAAGTGAGAGCTTCCTCACTTTCCACCCGGCGCGGTCGAAGTCTTCCGCCGCCAGATAGTACCCGTTCCCTATGCTGTACTTTTCCCGGTGCTCAAAGTCCTTCGGCCCGGTCGCAAGGTCAGCCGTGGGCGGGAACAGGGCCGCGGCCTTCCGCATCTCCGCGAAGCCGTCCCGATCCGTCCTCGACCATGCGAGGAACACCCGGCGCGTCTGATAACTTCCGTAGTAGTCGCTCATGGGGTCGTTATCGCTCTCGCGCAGCTCGGCCACGACGACCGCCTTGGCCCACTCCGGTTTCCGCGCCGTGAACTCGGCCCGTGCCTTCTCCTCTTTCCGGCGTCTGGCTACAAACTCGGCCTCGGCAAGCTGTTTCAAGGCCGCGTCAAGGGCGTCGCACTCCTCAATGATTGTGGCCAGCGCCCCCGGAGACACTTTTTCGTAGTCAGGGTTCGAGAAGGCCCAACTCCAATGCCCCAAACTGATGGAACGCCCCGCCCGCACAAAGTAGTCTGTCCGGCCTGCATATTTGCCTTCTCCGTCATACATGATCAGGCGGACATGGTTTTGAGTCCCGGAACGGGCCGGAGTGACGCTTTCAACTATCGCCGTCTCGCGTCCGTTGACCAGCCACCGTCCCACGGGATTGCCGGGATCGCGCACCATTGGAGGCGATACGCGGACGCCGATGCCGACATACCGGGCATAGCTGTAACCTTCAGGATCGACCGCCAGCGGCTCACGTCCGGGGGCTGTCACAAGGATGACGCCAAGAAACCGCTTGGCAAGCCAGTCCGCCTTCTCCTCATCAGACTGGAACTGAAAAAAACGGTTGGGCTTATACGGGCTGTCGCTGTCCGAACCGCCGTACTCGCTGAATCCCGGTCTGGAGTGCATCAAAGAAACGGAAAAGGCATCGTACTCCTCGGCGCTCATCTCAAGCACCTTCTCGATGCGGCACTGGCTCCAGTCCCAACCACCGACCCTCGAACACTCCTTGTAGTATTCTGAGAGCATGTTGTTCTTGTTCAGTTTTACGAATTTGGCCCACACGCGCTGGCCAATACGGAACGATTGGCGGAAAGAGATGGCTGACATGACTTGGCTCCTTTGGGTTGAGGGTTTGGCCCCCGGTGGCACGGGGGCCGTTTCAGTTAGGCGGCGCTTTCGAGTAGGTTCAGCGCGTCGTAAATGTCGCAGGCCTCATGGCTGTCCAACAGCTCCATCATAAAGTCGGTGAAAACCGGATGGCTCTCGGCCATCGCTTGAGAGAACTCGCCGTCGATCCACTGTTTTCCGGCAAAAACAATGAAGTTTTCTTCAATCTGACGCTGATGGGCAATGTCCATGAGTTCGACTGCGAGACGGATAGCTTGGCGGGTCATAGTTGGCTCCTTTTTTGGGGTGAGGTTCTGGCCCCCGGTGGCACGGGGGCCGTTTCGGTTACTCGGCTTCGGTCTGGAAGGTTTCGCACTCGTTCAGTACGTCGAACACGACGTCTTCAATGGAAGAAGAAAGGCTGCTGACGGTTTCGCTCATTGCTCCGCCGCGCAGGGCGTCCCGCATGTTTTCAAAGTGGGCGTCGAAGTCGTCGGGGTTGCACCCGCAGCCAATGAACTGGTCAAGGGCGATGTAGCGGATGAAGGCGGCGCGGAGGGAATCACGTTCGGCGATGAGGGTAGCGTTGTTCATGTTGTCTTCCTTTGGGTTAAATTGTTTAAGTTGTTGAAATCGCATGAATTATTAGTACCATAGTACCCTCGGTTGTAAAGAGAAAAAGCCTGTTTTTTCAATAAAATACATAAAAAAAGCCCCGCGTTTCGGCGGGGCCTTCGGTCAGGCGGAAAGCGGGAGGCCGTACTGGTCGGCCCGCCTGTTCCGGGCGCGATCCTCCCGCTCCCGTGCCTTCACATCGTCCGGGAGCCAGTTCTTGCCGCGCGCGGCGGTCAGGTTGAACCGCTCCCAAAGCTCCTTATCCTTGAAGTGCATATGCAGCGTCCCCTTTTTGTAACAGCGCATCTCGAAGTAGGTGCTCTCGAAGGGGACACCCGAAAAATCGTCGCCGCACGCCTTCAAATGCCCCTCCAGTGCGCACACTGTCGTGCACGGCACGGATTCCAGTTTCTTGCCCTCCAGAAAGGCCATAGCCCGGTCTATGTCGTTCAAATTCTGACGGGAATTGCCGTAGCTCAGGTATCCGGAACCGCCGAACGTCACGCTGACGACGCGGGCCAGGACGACGCGCCGATTGACCTTCCATGCATCGTTCGTCTTCCAGCCCTCGACGTGGATGCGGTTCTCGTCGTAATAGCGGGTCATGAGGTCGAAGGCCTCGACCACGCATTGCTGCAATATGGCACCACGGTTCAGGAAAATGGACTCGACGAGCGCGTAGACGTTCTCTTCGGAAAACGCCATGCGCTCGTTGCCCTCCAAGAGCCCGTCGAGTTCCTTCTGGACACCGTGGGACGCCAGATTCCTCACATCGGTCAGGCGTAGGACCTCCCGCCATGCGCTCCTTTTCAGGGAGCGCACGAAGCGGTTGTACGCCTCCTCCTGCGCCCTGCGGGTCGGCTTTTGCCGCATCAACGCCTTGAGCGCTTCCCCGACCGTTTCCCCGCCGTCCGTGCCGAGCGGCCCGGCGTAGTGGGCAAGCTCCTGCGCCAGATGCGCGATCCGGACGAACAGTTCCCGGCAGCGCCCGTACTGCGCCACGAGGTTGCCCACGGTGTCCCGCGTCGCCACCTCGCCCTCGAACCGGGAACCGTCGCTGAAAACGGCGGCGCCCTCCTCGTCCGAGCCCGCGTCAAACGAGAACTTCGGCGGCTCCTGCTTCTTGCGCAGATGAACCATCGAGACGCGCACCTGCGTCTTTCGGAGCGCATCCTCCGCAAAGCAGCTTCCGAGGTGTTCCACCTCGCCGTGCTCCTCGATGATCGTGGCCAGCAGCTTCCGGTGCACCGTGCAGGGGTTCAGGAGCGTCTGCTCGTTGAGCAGGCACACGATGTCACCGTGGTCAAGGATCTCCCACGCATGGAGGAGGTGCGCCTCGCCGCTGGCGAACGGCGGGTTCATGATGATCAGGTCATACTTCTCGTCCGGCCAGAAGGTAAGGAAGTCCGTGCCGACCAGCGGATAGCCCTTGCCCCGGATCGCGGCCTGCAACTCCGGTTCGATCTCGATGCAGTGCACCACCTCACGGCAACGGTTGTAATAACGATCCAGCTTTCCCACGGCGGCATCGGCAAGGTCGCCCTTCCCCGCCGAGGGTTCGAGGATCGAGCGTTCGTAGAGCTTGCCCACCTTGGCAAACATCTTCTCCGCCACTTCGGGCGGCGTCGGGTAAAAAGAGGCGTTGTACATGGCTTTGCTCCTTTCACAAATTATTTTAGTGACTTATGAAAAACATACCATGCGGACCTCTATTGTCAACATAAAAAATCTTTTTTTACAAACAGTTAAACAAAAAACCGGCTATCCGAATGGAATCGCCGGGGGAGAAATCAGGAACGGGGAGAATCAAACGGAATGGGCAATCTTCACCCGCTCCAGTTTGTCCGGACTGCATCCTCCGCAGCTCATGCGGCTTCTCCCAGCATTACGATATCGACGGCGATGGCCTGCACCTCTTCCAGCGTCGTACAGGCATCAAGCCGATCTTCCAGCGCCTGACGCCGGCCGATGACGGAGCCGGACGCCACGGCGAAGGCGTCGGCCTTGGCGATGACGCGCTCCACGAGGTCGGGCAGCGGGATGCCCCGGGCCTCGGCCAGCGCGGAAAGGAGCGGGGCCGGAGCCGTGGCGTCGGCGGCGTAGGCGCGGGCCTCGGATTCCTGCTTGTCGAACGAGCCGATCTCCCGGTCGGGGTAGGTCGCCGTGAGCGCGGCAATGGCGGCATCCGCGGCTGTATTGATCTCCGAGAGCTTGGCGGCCTTCGCCTCTTCGAGCGTCGGCACGGGCGGCGTGTAAGGCTGCTCCTCCGTCACCATCTCCGGGTGCGCTTCGGCGTAGGCGTCGACATCCGCCCACATTGCAGAGAACTGCTTGCGTATGGCTTCCGGGACGCTCTCATCGTCCGGGTGCGGCACGCAGAGCTTGCCGACCACGTATGCGCGGGTTTCTTTTCGATATATGATCTTTCCGTAGTCTTTTCCCATTTGCTTCTCCTCACGCGCTTCTGAACGCTATTCCATCCATGAACTTGCCCGGGGTGGGATAACGCAGCACCGTCCCGCCCGGATCTTCGCCGATAACCATGTCCCCGCCAGAGCCTTCCGTTGACGCCCAGTACATGTACTTCCACGTCCCATAGCCCGGCAGCTTGAAGGTTTCTTTCCAGATGATCATCTCCATGCCCATCAAGCCATAGGCGGATTGAGCAGTGTCGGCATGCCCGGCGGTATCGGCTTTTCCGTGCATGGCCCTGCCGTCGAGGTACAGCTCGCCGTTGTCCGGGGAGTAGCGCATCGACAGCCCCTCGTTGCCGCGGGCCCCGGACAGCGAGATCAGCCTTACGCCATCAGCAAAAACCCTGCTTATCCGCACATCGTTGATTTGTACGGGGCTTGTGGAGTTGACCTCCCCCGTCCCATCTTCGTTGATGTCGATGCTCAGCGTCGTAAACTGCCCCTTGCTGTTTTTGGCGAAAATCTGCGCCCACTTCGCGTTGTCGGATGCGCGCTGGATGACGTCGAACCCACCCATGATATTGTCGTTTTTATCGACCAGAAACACCCCGCGTTCGGTACTCGCTGGAGGAGCCGTTCCTATTGCATTGGCGAGGTCCTTAATCGCGATGACGCCCGTCACGGTGCCGCCGGACAGGGGCAGTTTGGTGGGGTCGGTGGCCGTGCCGGCTGTATCGGCGTGCCCGGCGGTATCGGCTCTGATGGCGGCATCGGCTTTTCCGTGCATGGCCCTGCCGTCAAGGTACAGTTCGCCGCTGTCCGGGGAGTAGCGCATCGCCAGCCCTTCGTTGCCGCGGGCCCCGGACAGCGAGATCAACCTGACGTCATTCGCAAAAAACCTGCTTATACGCACATCGTTGATTTGTATGGGGCTGGTCGAGTTGACCTCGCCCACTCCGTCCTCTTTGATGTCGATGCTCAGCGTCGTAAACTGGCCCTTGCTGTTTTTTGCGAAAATCTGCGTCCATTTCGCATTGTCGGAAGCGCGCTGGATGACGTCGAACCCGCCCATGATATTGCCGTTTTTATCGACAAGAAACACCCCGCGTTCGGTATTGGCCGACGGTGCCGTTTCTATCGCATTGGCGAAGTCCTTGATCGCAATGCTGTCCGCCACGGCACCTTCAATCAGCAGAAGCGCGGGTTCATACTCCCCGCTTCCAGTCAAAACCATCTTGTGCTGCCCGGCTTTCGCCGGAGGCACAAGGCCGCTTGTCCCGGCAGCCGATGCCGTCGCGCCCTGCATCTCCGGCACGGACGGGATACCGTTGTTGACGTTGATGCCGTCGCCGACGCGCCCGGACATAAGAAAATCAGACCACGGAGAATAGCCGCTAGCCGACTTGCTCCGTAACGACGCCCTAACTATAGTTGAACTATTTGAAATAAATGCTGCCTGTGCTCCCATGACCGCTGAAGAAAAAAACGAAAGGAGCACGGAGGCAAACCCCGGTCCATTGCTCGTTCCATTTTGATAGACCGACGCGATCATATTTTCCGCGATGGTGTTACAGTCCGCCGAGCCCAACCCTTTTATAAATTTTGTCGGTAATGACCGCGCACTCGCCAGATCCCCAAGATCCCCCCCAATCGCCACATCCTTCACGGTGATCGCGCCGTCCGCAACGGCTTGCGTGGTCTTCCCGTCGACCTTCGCGGAGAGCGCAACGTCACCGGACAGCGGGCCGCCCCCGGAGAGGCCCGTACCGGCAATGATCTCGACGGCCTTTGATGCCGCGCCGATGTCTCCGGGCGTGAGCGCGTCGGAGCCACCAGCCTTGTGCGTGTCCTTATGCGCCTTCGGCGTCCGGGCATCGCTCAGGCGCACGTCATTGCCCTGACACGCCGTGCCCGCCGTGTTGCCGTACTTGACGGTCAGCGTCCGGTCGGCTTCGAGCGTGCCGCCGCCCGTGAGCCCCGTCCCGGCCTTGA